TTTGCAGATCCTGAACCAGTGTTATAAGAGAATGAAATACCTCGATCAGTGTTGGTATCAAATGCATGAGTAACAGTGACTTGTGACTCTGTTGTTATTCCAGCAGATGAAGTTCCAGTAAAGGTAACAACTTTAGATGTAGTATTGTATCCTGATACAGTTCCAATACCAGATGCATCAATACCTGTTGCTGCAAGAATATCTCCAGTATTAATACCAACAACAGAGTCTAGTGTTATTGTTGATACACCAACAGCGACATCAAGCATCACAGTTCTTGTGCTTGTTACGTCACCAAGATGCATAACTGGATCATTTAAAGTTGCATTAGTAGAATTAACTGTAGTTGTAGTTCCATCTACTTGTAAACTACCTTTTACAATCAATAAACCATCACTACTTAAACCATCGGGGAATGGATCAATGTAAAGTACATTTCCACTTGTTGATGCAATAGTATTAGTTGATATTGCAATGTTATCAAATTTTGCACCACCAGTAATACCTATTCCACAATCAAATTGCCAATCTGCACCAGTAACTCTAATTTTATCAGTTCCATCTTCATCATACTCTATCTTTCCATCTTTATCAGTACCAAAACTGAGAAAGGTATCATCTGGAACGTTTATTTCTCCACTTCCAGCAGGATCTAGTAATATATCTCCATTTGCATCAGTAGATGATAATGTATTACCATCCATTCTTAAATTATCTACATTCCATTGATCGACTCTTCCAGTTTGATCGACAATTGGGACAAATCCATTGGCAGCAGTTGTTGGGTTAACTTGACCTGCAACTAAACCTGGTGCTATACTTAATAAATCTGTAAAATATCTACCACCTACTTCTTGTGGGTTTGATCCATTATCACCAGCAAATAATCTACCACCTTTATTACCATGCGTTCCAACACCAACGGTAAGACCTAATTCACCGAAATTTAAAGTGGCAGGTGCAGTAGTTCC